TTTAAAAACGAGTGGGGAACTTAAAATGAATAGATTTATTAAAAAGATGTTTGGCATAGATAAAATAGAAGCCAGAATTGAAGAATCGTTACAGCAAGCAGAGTCGGCTAAAAAATTAGCAGAGGAAGCTACTATTGCCGCCGAACGTGCCACAGAAGCAGAACGTGTGTCTAAGCTGACTCCTAAAGAATTAGCTACTGAAAAAAAAGAACCATACATTGCGGTGTTAGAAACCAAGGTAAACAAGGACAATGTACGCAATGGTTTTTTTGAACTTGACTGGAACGAGTACTTTGTGTTACAATTAACAGAGGCCGGATACATTGGAGTCACAGAAGAAGAAATAGTCGACTTATGGTTCCAAGAACTATGTAGAAATGTTGGCGCCGAATCTGGTGTTGAGATGGAACGTAGGGGATCTGGATATGTTAACAGAGCGTTACGTGATGACGGAAGAACTGAGATTTTTTAATGACAAATACCTATATTCTAGTTGATACCGCAAATACATTCTTTAGGGCACGACATGTTGTGCGTGGTAGTCTAGAGGACAAAGTCGGAATGAGTTTGGCCACTGTGTTAGGCAGTGTTCGCAAAGCATGGAAAGACTTTAAAGGCAGTCATGTAATTTTCTGCCTCGAGGGTAGATCGTGGCGCAAGGATCATTACGAGCCATACAAGCGACAAAGGGCAGAAGCTCGTGCTTCGCATAGCCCAAGAGAGCAAGAAGAAGAAAAAGTATTTTGGGAAACATTTGATCAGTTTAAAGATTTTATTATTAATAAAACTAACTGTACAGTACTGCATCATCAACAACTAGAAGCAGATGATTTGATTGCTGGCTTCATTCAAGCACATCCAGATGATAATCATGTTATTATTTCAACAGATGGCGACTTTGCACAGTTGATTGCACCAAATGTAAAACAGTACAATGGTGTAATGCAGATTACAACTACACACGAAGGATACTTTGATGAAAAGGGCAAGCCTGTTAAAGATAAGAAAACTAATGAAGCAAAAGGCGCTCCGGACCCAACATGGTTACTCTTTGAGAAGTGTATGCGTGGCGACACCTCCGATAACATCTTCTCTGCTTATCCGGGAGTACGCGAGAAAGGCACAAAGAATAAGGTTGGTCTCCGTGAGGCCTTTGCAGACAGATCCACTCGCGGATATAATTGGAACAACATGATGTTGCAACGTTGGACAGACCACGAAGGTGTCGAACATCGTGTACTTGATGACTACAATCGTAATGTAGTGTTGTGTGATCTTACTGCACAACCTGACAATATTAAATTGCTCATCAAAGAAACAATCGATACAGCAACTACAGCAGAAAAGAATATTCCGCAAGTTGGTGTTAGATTGCTTAAATTTTGTGCAGAATACGATTTACAAAAAGTTAGCGAACAGGTCACTAGTTATGCTGAACCGCTCAATGCAAGGTATGTACTATGAACTCAACAGCAAAAATATTAGTTCCAAACAAAGAATGGCTTGTCACCGAAGATAAAGAAAAGATTGGATCTATCTCTAAAAGTAAAAAAGGTTATACTTTTTTAAAGAATGGAAGAAGTTTAGATTTTAAAGATCTTTCCGAAATTAAAAAACAACTTGGTATTGTTCTATTTGAAGAAAGTATTAAAAAGCACAAAGATCCAGCAGATAAAAATTATAGCATTTATGATTTTCCGTGTCGTAGTAAACCCTACGATCCTGTCTACAGTATTAAAAAGAAACTACCACTTTTTTCAAAGAGTTCTAAAAGTAAAAGCCAATACTGCGCCGGCTACTATATTATTTCTCGCAGAAAAGGATGGGCAACCAGTTTCTGTCCAAAATTGATCACGCTTGATCGTTACCCGTATTACGGGCCTTTTAAAACAGAAGCAGACATGAAAGCGATGTTGAGTAAGATTGATAGGAAAAGCAATGAAACAACTTAACACTTTACCAATAGAAGATTTCTTAGATAGAACACGTATTGCAATAAAAAGCAATCAACAGTCAGTTACTTTAACTATTAGAGAAGCCGCTGATTTACAAAATAGTCTTAGCGTTGTTATGACTAGATTGTCGGGCGAATTAGATCAACTAGTTTCACAACCTTCACAAGCATCTTCGTTAGAAGTTAAAATGGACGGCGGGAAATTCTAGCATAATGAATAAATATATACGCACTAATCGGAGAGCGTGTATAATGAGTCGTCCTAAACCAACTGTTTTGTTAGAAATCACTAATAAAAAAACCTATAAAACTGAGCAAGTTTTAGAAGCCGATGCCATTTGGGCTGTTTTTTATCAGGACAAACCGATTAATTTAAAAACCAGTAGTTTGGTAGTGCAACATCTAGGTCCTAAGTATAAAAAAGTTAGTTTTTCCAATAGCGGGCATGCTATTAATTTGGCCGAAAAACTTAATAAAATTTTTAATTCTACTGAATTCTCCGTTTTTAAATTGGTTACTGGAGAGAAGCTAACCGATGAATCAAAAGAATAACATAACCCGAGCTGTACTAGAATTTGCAGGTTTGCCGGTTACGGACGAAAGAGTTAAAAAAACATTGCCCGCATGGTGGGCAAATACTAGAACAAAAGATCAAGGCGGATTACGCCTAACTGATCAAGGGTTCGATTGCTTGATCAAAGCAGGTGTTAAATCTTACAAGATTGAATTTGAAAATCCTGTAAATTTTACCAATCAACTGATAATTTGGTTAGACAATTTTATGGATTGCCCCTACTATCTAACCCAAAAAGAAATCTACGTTTTTAGCGAAAAAATGGCTGTACAGCTGGTGTTGTTTGCAGGCGACATTGCACAGTATGTAACTATCAAAGCCAAGAATCACAAAGAAGGCGCTTGACAAACTGACAGTTTTGCCGTATAATTAATACATATTGAAACACATTCAATTGTTTTTTAACTTAAAGAAAGCGCAAAATGGCAGAGCAAATTTCAGCAAATCGTACAGTTACTCCGAATGATGCTAAACGTAGCATCCGTAAGTGTATTAAAATCCAACGCCCCGTTTTCATGTGGGGTCCTCCAGGAATTGGTAAGTCCGATATTGTCAAACAAATCGGCGACGAGCAGGAACGTAACGTTATCGACGTTCGTTTGAGTCTTTGGGAACCTACTGATATTAAAGGTATTCCGTATTACAATAGCCAAGCTAATACAATGACTTGGGCTCCTCCAGCAGAACTGCCAACTGATCCAGAAGATACCAGTATTTTGTTCTTGGACGAATTGAACTCTGCCGCACCTGCTACACAGGCCGCCGCTTATCAACTTATTTTGAACCGACGTGTTGGCACTTATGTACTGCCAAAAGGCGTTAGTATTGTGGCCGCTGGTAACCGCGAAACCGACAAAGGTGTTACTTATCGTATGCCTGCACCGTTGGCTAACCGCTTTCTGCACCTGGAATTGAAAACTGATTATGATGACTGGCTCAACTGGGCTACCACAAATCGTGTACACGAACAGGTTGTTGGTTACTTGGGTTTTGCCAAACAAGACTTGTACGACTTTGATCCGAAATCTTCAAGCCGTGCGTTTGCTACTCCACGTAGCTGGTCATTTGTTAGCGACTTGCTTAAGGATGACGACTTGTCCGAAAACACACTGACCGATTTGGTCGCAGGTGCTGTTGGTGAAGGTTTGGCTGTTAAGTTTATGGCACACCGCAAGGTTGCAAAACAGATGCCTAAACCAGAAGATATTTTGGCAGGTAAGGTAACCAAGGCAGAAATTAAAGAAATCTCTGCCATGTATTCACTAACTGTGAGTATGTGCTATGAGCTCCAAACTGCTTACGAAAAGAAAGTTAAAGGCTGGGATGGCTTAGCAGATAACTTCTTTGGATTTATGATGGATAATTTCCCAACTGAGTTGGTTGTTATGGGTGCTAAGACTGCTATTGCTAACTACAAACTACCGTTTGATTCCAGCAAGTTACAGAATTTTGATAAGTTCTATAACAAATACGGAAAATACGTTGTTCAAGCAATGGATAATTAAACAAAATGGGCAGGCAACTGCCCATTTTAACTTGCATTTTGGACAAAGATAGTGTATAATAGTATATATACAGTAAACAGGAGTGACAGATGAGTAGTGTAATGAAAGCAGAGAAAACATCTAAAATTCAGAAACAGAATTTTACTGCCGACCAAAAAAATAAAATTATCGAGAAACTGGTAACTGCCCGTGTGGGTCTATTGTTGCGCCATCCTTTCTTTGGTAATCTTGCCACTCGCATGAAATTGATTGATGCAACAGAATGGTGTTCTACCCTAGCTACAGATGGTCGGAACTTTTATTACAATAACGACTTTGTACACAAGTTAACTCCACGCGAAGCCGAGTTTGGTTTTGCACATGAAGTATTACATAATGTGTTTGATCATATGGGTCGCCGAAATGATCGAGATCCTCAGCTTAGTAACATTGCCGCTGACTATGCCGCTAACCAAATCCTCAAGGACGAAAACATCGGACATGTTCCAGAATGGATCAAGATCTATCAGGATAACAAATACCGCGGGTGGTCATATGAACAGATCTACGCCGATGTAGAGCAAAAAGCAATCAAGATTGACATGAGCCAACTTGGTGAACTGTTGGACGAACATCTTGACGGTGATGGCGACGGAGATGGCGACGGAGATCGCGACGGAGATAAAAAAGATGGCAAAGGCCGACCAAAATTAACCGCAGAAGAAAAGAAAAAAATTCGCGATGAGATCAAAGAAGCAGTAGTTGCGGCCGCCCAAGCCGCAGGTGCAGGAAAAGTTCCTGCAGGTATTGCACGTATGATCCAAGATTTTACTGAGCCACAAATGGACTGGCGCCAATTGTTGCGTATGAATATCCAAAGTATTGTCAAAAGCAATTACAGTTTTAGTCGTCCAAATCGTAAGAGCCAACATTGCGGGGCCATACTTCCAGGATTAATGAACGAAGAAACCATCGACGTATCTGTTGCTATTGATATGTCTGGCAGTATTTCAGACAAACAAGCCAAAGATTTCATTAGTGAAGTTAAAGGCATTATGGACGAATACAAAGACTTTAAATTGGACATGTGGTGTTTTGATACCAGTGTGTATAACTATGCACAATTTACTGGAGACACAGCAGAAGACATCCACGACTATAAAGTAAATGGTGGTGGTGGTACAGATTTTGAAGTAAACTGGCAGTTTATGAAAGATAATGATATTTTACCAAAGAAATTCATTATGTTTACAGACGGCTATCCATGCGGCAGTTGGGGTGATGAGGACTACTGTGATACATTATTCATTGTTCACGGAAATGATTCCATAATTTCACCCTTCGGCCAGACGGCGCATTATAAATAAAGTAGGTATTTAATTTAATGTCATTAAGTAGAGGCGAAGTTAATCCGCTAGGTGTTTTGGGTATAAGAAAACTATCTTTTATACCCAAACACTTTAGCAGTATTACGGTTAATAAAACAGTCGATATCAAACTTGTTGATCATTGGATTAATTACAATTTAAATAGCAGGTATGCTCTAAAGAAAAGTCTTTCACTTGATCAAGACCGTAAAATGGTCGAGGTGCTAGAAATAGGTATCGAGGATCCAAAAGAAATCCTGATGCTGAGTTTAGGGTGCCATCTATTACATGACAATAATTAAAGGAATTAACATGGAAGAACAAGAACTTAATCAACAGCCGGCGGAAGCAACACAACAACCTGCGCCAGAGTTGACTATTAATGATTTGCAAAATATTCGCACAATCATCGATGTTGCATCACGCAGAGGTGCGTTTGGAGCCGCAGAAATGACAGGTGTCGGTACTACATTTGATCGGTTGAATACTTTCTTGAATGCTGTGGCTCCTGCTCCAGCATCGGATGCAAGTACACAACCGCCAAGTGCTTAATTAAAGGAGAATCACATGAAACATGTGGGAAAAATGAAGAATAACGGTGCAAAGGTCGTTATCGCTTATCGTACGCTACCAGGGGATCCTTATAGCGCATTGGTAATCGGAACAAACAATTTGGGTGAGTCGTACCACGATACATTAATGTCTACGGTCCAGGATGATCGCGCACAACAAGCCAATGAGTTGGCAGATGTTATGGCGGTTAGAAAATTTCCCGATGGTAGCAATATGCTTGAATGGTTTCACAAAAATGGATTGTTAAGAAAGGTTTCCACAGACAGCGTTCTTGTGACTCCTACCAATTCAACCAGTGTACCATTAAACGAACTTAACGTTATCATCGCCGAACAAAAAGGTATCAAAGTAGATGAATTAGCTATCACTGATGGAAGTCAGGCAACCCCTAAATCAAAGAAAAATGATGCGGCCAGAACTACCAGCGAAACTGTTAATGTTAGTGAGGAAACTGCCGCTGTCGAATCAACAGAAGAGCTAAGTCCTACCGCTATGCGTTCACGAGCAGACAAGCTATTTAAAGAAGCACAAGCTCTACGCAAGCAAGCAGATACATTGGATCCGCCAAAAACTAAAGCTAAAAAAGTTTCAGTTGAGGCTTAATACAACTTTGTTGTAACATAATCAGGGCCTAGTGCCCTGATTTTATTTGTAGGAAATAAAATGAAAAATAAAGCAGATCAAGTATACATAGATGCATTAAAAGACATAATGGAAAACGGTAACGACCGTAGCGATAGAACCGGTACAGGAACCAAAAGTATATTTGGATTGCAGATGCGATTTAATTTGCAAGATGGATTTCCGGCAATTACAACAAAAAAATTAGCATGGAAAGCTGTGGTATCCGAGCTGTTATGGTTTATCGAAGGTAGCGGGGACGAATATCGATTACGAGAAATACTCCACGGTGACCGCTATAGTGAAAAGAAAACTATTTGGTCTGATAATGCTACCGCAGATTACTGGGTTAAACAAAGACAACAACGACATCCTGGCGATCTAGGCCGAGTATACGGAGTACAATGGCGTAGATGGCGCAAGCCCGTGGTGCGTATTAATAAGGTTATTCTACAAAATCACGATCAATTACTAGAGCTAATTAGCGGTATTAAAGACGATCCATACAGCAGACGACATATTATTTCAGCATGGAATCCGGGTGAGCTAGATATGATGGCATTGCCCCCATGTCATATGATGGCACAATTTTATGTTAATAACGGAAAGTTGAGTTGTCAGATGTACCAACGTAGTGCTGATATGTTTTTAGGAGTTCCATTTAACATTGCCAGTTATGCATTGTTTACTCACATGATTGCACAGGTATGCAATTT